GCCGCTCCACTCGGTCGTGGACTCCTCCATATCCGCAAACGTCTCCACAATCTCGTTGAACTGCGGAGCCACGCATTCCCGCACCAGACGGTCAAACACACGTTTGTTCTCGTCTGCCGTGCCGGTCAGCGTGTCCGGGGACGCAATAACGCCCTTTTCCGCAATCTGCGCATCGGTAATTTTGTAATCTCTAATACTCACGCACTTCTCTCCTCTCCCGCCTCGATATACTTAACGAGAATCTCATAAATGCCAAAACCCTCGTTGAGCGCATCCGAGACGAAAATAAACTGAATCATTTTCCACTTTTTCTTCTTCACGCGGAACTGGCGGATGGAGTTTGCCGAGGTCTCGAACGTGAAGCGTTCGAAGTTGATGTCCTCGAACGTCAGCCGGTCTGCGTAGAACTCGCGGATGCGCCTGCCGCTGTCCTTCTCGGTGCGGACATACAACTCGCACTTGCTTCTCGCGTATCTCTTGAGATGCACCGCGCTTCCGCGCTTGGGCATGGTCTTGAGCATCGCGATATTGCCCATGCTGTCGAGCTTCGACGCCCACTCCGCGTGGATCGGTTTGCCGTCATCGTTGTACGCACGCATGAGGATTTCATTTTCCGCGGTCCGCATATCGTCATTGAACTTGCATACCTTGCCGTCTGCGGTGCCGAAATACATGGTCTGCTGGTCTGCGCGCAGCACCCGCGCCGGAATGTTGGTCCAGTAATACCACTCGTAGCCCTGATCCTGCTTGTCCTGATTGCCGTCCGCCACATACGCACGGCCATCCACGACAAGCACATACCAGCCGCGCCAGCAGGCGGCAACCGCATCCGCAAGGCCGTTTTCCTTGGTGAGCTTCGGATTGACACGTCTCGACCGGCAGGATAACTGCCGCACCTGCATGTTGTTGTAGTAGGTCGTAGTCGGCGCATACACGCCGCGTGGACTCAGGTATAACGGATCATCATTCAGGTTTGCCGCCGAGTACCGCGCGATCGCGCCGTAACCGGGCACGCCCTCCTTGAGCGGAAACGCCGCAACATCGTTGCTCACAACACCCGCGTGGTGCCAGATCGTACCTTCCTGGCGATTGTCCTTCTTGATGATAAGCAGCTCGCCCTGCGCTTTCAGATAGCACATGATCGGGAAATCGCTCGAACCAACCACAGAATAGTTAATGTCGGGGAAATATGTCGGGTCTGTCAGTCCCGAGAACCACTCCGTGTTTGCATATTTGCCGTTACCAGAAAAGAATACGCGGTCGCCCGAGCCGTCCATGCCGTAAATGGCAAAGATGGTGCAGCCGAGTATCTTCTTCCGGTCCTCAGTCGTTTTTGCAAATCGGATCTCAACGTTGGACGTGCCCGCGTTCTCCGGCGCCTTGGGCGCGGTCTTTAGTGTCACCGTGCCCTTTTCCGCATCAAAGCTCGCCACCTCGAGCGTATCGCCCGTGATATGATATTTTGCGGTGATGGTCTGCTCCTTGTCAATGCCGGTCACGTCCAGCTGAAACGTCTTGCTGCTCCCGTCCCCGACAAAGCGGTTGCGTCTCCACTTGCAGAGCATGTTTACCTTCTCGTAGGCTTCACCGCCGCCGGACGGCTTGCGCTGATAGCTCGTCAGCGGACAGTACGCCGTATCGTCCCCGACGTGCTTCGCGTCCTTGCCGTCGTATACCAGATATTCCGACCCGGTTAAAATGTACAGCTTGCCGTTGAGGTAAAAGCCCTGCGAGCGTCCGCCGCTCCTCAGTCCGGTCAAAAGTGTCTGCTGGCTGTCCGGAATCGGCAGATAAGTGCTCTCGTTCAGCCGTACCTTATACAGCGTATCGCCTGCATGGACGATCATCGTGCGGCCTGCCTCGGTCGTGGCCTCATACGGGAAAATACCCGCAATCGGCTTGTCACTGCCGAGGTCAACAACTGTGCGCCAGCCCCACCGGCGTTCGGGCGCGCCGCCCTCGTCCGCGATAACGTTCACCGCACGCGGACTTCTGCCGTCGTCAATCTGCGTCTCATCCGTTGAGTAGTCCACCCCACGAAACCGCTTGTAACTCTTCCTGCCGATGGTTGGCGTCGAAAAGGAGGGAACCGTCGCCTGTCTCACGTTCCGTCCTCCTCTCCGTAGCCGAGCACCGCCGGCGCGCAGTCCTCGAGCGACTGCACGAAATAGTTGCGTTCGAGTACCATCTGCGCCTGCTTGTCCTCCTCGTCTATCATAAGCGCCGAGGCGAGGCCGTGCGGCAGTGCGCCGCGCGTAATGCGGTCGTCCCAGTCGATAACCGTATCGTCTATTGCATTGATTTCCGGCGCGCTTGCGAGTTCCTCGCGTCCGTCTGCGGCGCGGATAGCGTTCTCATACGGCAGCGCCTCGATCAGCAGCCGCTCAAGCAAAAGCGGCGAATACGTGTCATAGTCCGTATCGCCGCCCTTACTCGTAAACAGAATGGCGGCTGCCAGATCGAATATTTTCCTAACTGTTGCCATTCTTTCCTCCTAAAAAAAATGCAGGGCAGGCGTCAGCCCGCCCTGCGGTAAATCACTTATCTGTAGCCTCCGCCACATCCGAGGTCAGCTTGCCGCCCTTGCCGAACGCAACCACCTTGATGGTCTGGCCTGCCTCAGTGGCAACCGTGCCGCCGCTGGCAACCGTCTTGCGGTTTGCAGAGAAGCGCGGGTCCGAGCCGTCCAGCGTGTACCAGATTTCGTCCGCATCTGCCGCCGTAACGGTCGCACTGTGCGAAGCGATCGCTACGGTGCACGCCTGCTGGCTTGCGGCCTTGGCCACAACGACAACCGAATCCGCACGGCTGGAAAGCACAAACAGATCGTAAATCTGACGGCCCTCAACCAGAGAACCGGAAACGCCGGGGGGATCGGTGTGGATTTTGGTATCGTCAATGGTATACGGGAACGCAAGCGCCTGCTCGTGAATTGCAAGCATATAAACGTCAGTCGGGAACAGTCGGTCGGGAACCTTTACAACAGTAAAGCCCGCAACCTGACCGACAACGCCTGTGGGCAGCTGCTTGCCCGCCAGATTGTCCAGCTTGACCCACTCGTCCGAGAGGATGATCTTCTTGTAGTCACTCACGCGGACAAAAAGGATACGGCCGTCATCCGGAACATAGTGATCGTCCATATAGGCGGCGGCATCATAGATGATGGAGATAATGTCGCTCTTGGTCGGTGCAGCAGAAACGCCCTGAATATGGCCGAATCGTGCAATGCGGCTGAAGCCGTACTTGTCGCCGGTCGGCACGCACTTCTCGGAGATCTGCTGGCGCAGGTGCTGGCCGGCCTTGTTGCTGATAGCCTGCTGAGAGCCGTCGCCCTTGTCTACAATAGCGGTAAAGGCCTTGTCCTGGGTGATGGTGTACTCGTTTACGATGTCCTGTACATCGTTCGGCACGCCGTAGCGGTCCTTGCCCTCGCGCTTGTAGTCATTCAGGTCGCTGGTGAGAATCTGGTAAACCTTGCAGGTTTTCTTGCCGATCATGTCAACGTGCGCCTTGCAGTGCGGGCGCAGGAACGAGGTATGGGTATACAGCTTTTCTACGGCTTTCGCGTACTGTTCAGTAAGATAAATAGGCATAGTGTAAAATCACTCCTTTTACAGTCCCAGTAAGCCGCGCAGGAACGGGTCGCTCGTGTCGCCCTCATTGCCCTGCACACTTCCCGGGCTTGTCGTTTTGTTCTGGTTGTTCTTCTTTTCGATCTGTACGGCCTGTGCATTCTGCTCAGCCTGATAGCGCCAGTGCGCGGCAACGGGCGTCATAGCTTCCTGCTGCACCAATTCAAGCACGCGTTTTGGCACTTCCTCGAAACTTTTCACGCCAGAGAGTGAAACATATTCTTCCCACGCGCGCTCGTCGGCCTCCTGCCTTGCCTGCGCAACGGTCTGATCAATTCTCTGCTGCATGGCGGTAAGCTGTGCGCGCTGCTGTTCGGCGGCCTGTGCCGCGGCTGCACGCTGGGAAGCCATGCGGCCCTCGGCGATTGCTTTAAGCGCCGCGTCCGGTGTATCCGGAAACTCCGTGCGGCACTGCTCCATCTCAGCCGAAAGCAGTTGCTCATTGCGTGCGCCCTCCAGCTGTTCAAGGTACTGCTGCCGGTTCATGCCAGCGGCCTCGGCGTACTGATCCAGTACGCGCATTTCCCGCTCGGCCTTGCGGTCATAATTCATGCCCTTCTGGAGCAGTTCGACCGGGTTCGCGCCGAGTGCACCGGTCAGCGCCTGCACTGCGTCTGCCGGCAGCAGGATCTGCTGTCCGTTGAAGACGAGCGGCACGGTCTGCACCGGCTGTTCCACCGCCTCCGGCGGTACTTCGCCGCCCTCTGGCGGCTGATTCTCCGGTTCTTCCTGCTGCTCTTCGGTGCGCTGGTCTTCCGCACCGTCCTGCACGGTCTCCTCCTCGCCCTCGGCAGCGGCCTGCTGGTTTTCCAGACCGTTTTCTCCCGTCAGGCTTTCGAGGAAAGCGTCGCCGTTAAAACCGTCCATGTCCGCGCCGGTGTCGGATGTATTGCCGTCCTCGGCAAAATACTGTAAACCGATACCCCCGCGAATCTCGCTTCCGTCCATGTGATTGCTGGTCTTCCAATCCATTTAGACAATCCTCCTATATGCAAAAGACTTTCGTCTCATTGCCGTGTGTTTATCGTGTGTTTATCGTGCGTTCCTGCACTCCGGCGGACGCACCGCCGTTCCGTAAGCAGTGCACCCACCCGTTTTCATAACGCTACATCAAAAGAGGTGAACCCGGACGAGGGTGATATGGCAACAACGCCCACGCCCGCCGCAGTGCAGGAAAAGAGATCGTGTCCGAAACTCTGACGGGCAGGCAAGGAAAAAATGAACTCAGAAACCTTGCCGCCGCCATACAATAGAAAGGAGAAAATAGGTATGGCCGTTCCCTGGGTAAAGCAGGCTCGGTCGTTGGGCATTACTGCCCGTCACAGTCTCGGACTCTGTTGTATTCCGGCGCTCGGACGGACGCCCTCGACCCGAACGAGGGTGCCCGCAATCAGAAAGAAATAAGGGGAATCAATGGGCGGGTGAGGTCAGCTCCCGCCCGTCCGAACGCCGGAACAGAAAAATCAATAATCAGGTTCGAGAATCGGAACGCCGTACTGCACAGCGCATTCGCGCTCAATCATGCAGCCGCGTGCGTCCTTCCAACCCTTGGCGAAATAAACGAGATCCGCATCTGCCATAAGCCGGATAGACTCAGCCAGGAACCAAAGTGGCTTTGCGTCGTGCGGTGCATCCTTAAAAAAGGAGTCGATGATTTCGACAGGCTCACCGATATATTCAGTCGCTTCGCGGATAGCACGCTCACGCGCGCGTTCAATCTCATCGTTGGTCTTGTCCTTCATCGGCTGAGAAATAAACAGTTTTTTCATATTGCGTCACCCTTTCAATATCTCGTAGGATCCTCTGCGTTCACGCAGCAGCCGGATTCAGCACTCTCCAAATCATGCAAAAGACTTTTAATGCAGAAACCGAGGTCAATCCCCTCGTACTCTGCGCGAACTTCCATCGCGTGCAGATAATTACCCATGTGATGAATCTGTGCGACCAGCACATTAAGCGGACAGTCCGGCGTAAAATCCAGATTGTGAGCTTCTGCTTTAATAAGCATCTTGTGCAGCTTATTATAGCGGATCTTTGTTTCCAGAAATTCACCAAGGAAACGATCCTTATAGTCAGTGCTCTCCGTCAGAGGTGCTACATCTTTCAGTGCCAAATCTTCAAAGGTTTTCATGCCGTATCTCCCTTCTTAAAACCGAAAATTCCGGTCCGTCACCTTGGTGAACTTCGCCTTCTGCGTGTTCAGCTCCTGCTGCATCGCGCCGAACATGGCCTCAACCTGCTTCTCGGTGTACTCATACGAGCTTGCCGCCAGATGGCCGATCATGCTGATTGCCTTGCACGCGCGGGAAACGCGCGGCTCTGCCAGTCTTACAAAGCGTTCCGCCTTGCTCTCATTCGTGTTATCCATTCGTTAAACCTCCCTGTAATGCCTGCTGCATGCTGGCCTGCTGCTGCACTCTCTTTGCAGCCTCGACCAGTCCTTCCTGATCCTTCACGCTGCCTTCCGGCATACGGCTGAGGAATTCAACCATATTGGGCATAACGCCCGCCGTCTGCAGATTGTTAAGCGTGGACACCTGCAAAATGCGGCTCCAATAGCTTGCCTCGCCAATGTGAATGTTAAGATCCAGCGCCTCCACCGGCAGCGTGGAGAAGTCGTACATCTCCACAAGCGTCTGCTCCTGCGTCTCGCCGGTCTCGTCCGTCACCTCGTCGGTGATCTTGACCTGACGCATGCCGTAATAGGCGTGCATCATGTCGATCAGCACCCGCTCGTAGTCCTCAACAAACTGGTAATATGCGATCTTGGTCAGCGCAAGCGGCGCAGCGTTCGCGGTCTGTACCGCTACAATCGCACTGCTGTTCTCCGGATTCTTGACGTTGCCGAGCGCCGCATCATTGGCACCGGCAACAGTCTTGAGCGCGTCCGTCATGGTAGACGTAATGCCCGTGGCCTCGGTCGGAATCGGCATCGAGCCTGCAACGCCGGTCAGCGCATCCTTAACATCACCGGTAACACCGATAGAAGTCGCATCCGGGTCCCACCCCTTGGGGAACTTGTTCCGGTTGTATACCAGTTTCGGCATGGCGTTATTCCTGAGCATCAATGCCAACGCCGTCCACTGCTTGTTGATCTCAATCTGCGTATTGATGAGCGGTTTGATCTCCATCACGCCGTGATAGCAGTTCTTTCTCGGCTTCCAGCTGAGATACGCCACAGGATACAGCGTCATTTCGGTTGCCACATCCTGCTCGATCATCACGCGCCCGCACGAGCGGCAGTAGTGTACCCTGCCGTCCGCGGATTTCCAAAACCGCACAAGCTCGTTGCCGAGACTGTCGCTGTTATTCTGCTCGTCATCGCCCTTGTACAAGCCGTCGGACTCGCCCTCAATGGTCTCCCATTCCTTGCAGCCGAGCCGCTTCGCGTCCTTGCGGATTTCGGATACCGGTCTGCGGCGCACAATAATAAGGTACGGCTGCTCCTGCACGTTCGCATTAGACGGATTTCCGAACAGAATATTCGTGTTCATGACCTGCTCGGCACAGATTTCTCCCTGCACACCGCCCAAACCGGACGGCTTGCTTGCGTCAAAGTAAAAATACAGCGCCGCGTCACCATCTACGCAGGCGTCGCGCAGCACCATGTGGTGCTTACTTTTCAGCTTGGTGCGCTCCACCACGCGATCAATGCTCTGCTCAAGGATTTTCGCCGCAAACTCGGCCTGCTCATCTGGAAGGAAAGGCTCAACCTCCTGATCCACATCGTTCGAGACGATCTGCGCCACCTTGTAATGCACGATCGGATCCAGTACGTTCATCGTGATCGGACGCAGATTCTTGCTCTTGAGGCCTTCCCACTGTTTCCCTTCCACAAAGTTCTCGCACTTCTTGACGTCCTCGTACAGGCCGAGACCTGTGTTGTACTGCACGCCCTTTTCGTACTCGGCTTGCACCCTGTCAGCCGTGAGCGTGGTTTTCTGCTCATTCATCGCTTAATTCCTCCTGCCCGTGGGCGGTGCCGTCATAGCGCAGCAGATTGTTCACCTCACGCATAATGCGGCCCTCGGCACTCAGCCTGTAAGCCTGTTCCTTGAGGAATTCCTCTTTCCAGTGCTCTGCAGTCTCCCGCTCGGTGATGAGCGCCTCGTTCAGCTTGCGGCGCTCCTGCTTGAGGCCGTCCACCTCGTTGCGGGCGCTCCACATCGCGCCGATAGCGGCATCGTGTGCATCCTTGGCAGCGTCGAGTTCTTCCTGCAGTTCCTTGTACTTCCTGCGCTCGGTCTGCAGCTCCTGCCGCAGACGGCAGGCCGTGTCATCACTTTCCCGCAGGGCGGTTTCCACCTTGGTAATGCGGTCCGCAAGCTGCATGCGCGCCGCCTCCTCGGTGTGCAGGCGTTCCTCCATCGTCCGCGCAGTCAGCTGAAAGGATTCCGCTTCCACGGTCTTTACCCGCAGATCCTCGCCCAAACGCTTGGCGTTTCGGGTCTGCACAGCCGCCAGAAAAACGCACATCGCCGCAACAGCACTAATAGCTAAATACATTTCCCATTTCCTCCTCGGTAGTCAGTTCGTTGTATTCTCTGGGTTCGCTTGCCGCGATCGGACGGCCGGCCACAAAGTACCGCAGCATGTCCGCCGGGTGGGTGTACTCGTGCGGATCGTTTGCCACATCATCCGGGTGCTTCTCATCGTGCAGCAGCATCGGCAGGCTCTTGATGGTCTGCGTGCAGTTCGAGAAGATCATCAAACTCGGCTTGCCGGTGTCCTTGCGTACCTTCAAATATTCTTTGAGGTCGAGCCATCCGAGCACGCGGTCGTTTTTCGCCTTTTCCAGATACACACCGCATTCTGCAAAGCGGTCTGCCGCGCTGCGTCCGGTGTCCTGTCTCCGGTTCCAGAGGTCAGGCGGCGCAAAGGTGATCGCATCGCGTTCCAACTCGTCCGAGCGCTCCAGGATGGCGTTAGCCGCGTCAGATAATATAAGTCCATCGTGTCCTTCTCCCAAATCCTTGCCCTCGCAGAATTCCTTGTAAAGATACGCCGTGCCCTGCTCATCCACGGCAAACCAGCCGACAGCCAGCATATCAAAGCCGTAGTCGAGCGCCTTGTACCGCGTCCAGTGCTCCGGAATCGGAAAAGCCTCACAGACGTGCGTCTCGCGCCGGAACTCCGGGAAATACTGTCCCTCGAAAACATCCCAGTCACCGTACAGCATCGCCCGCTTGCGGTCTTCGGGCAGATTCTCGAGCGCGTTCACATAATCCGGGCTGTTGTGCATCAGCGCCTTGTTGTCGTACACATTCGCCTGAATAAAGACGTAGTGTTCCGGCTTCTCGGTCTTTTTGTACTCCCGGTCGATAAATAACCGCTTGAACCATGCGTGACCGACGCCGCCAGGGTTGCAGGTAAAGTACATCCGCGGCGGGAAGTGTTCCGCCATCAGGCCGGAAGAACGGTTGGATTCCGTCATGGTGGTAAACACATTCTCCGGAAACTGTGTGCACTCCTCCAGAAAGATAACGTCATACGCCTGACCCTGATACTGCAGCAGGTCGCTGTCATGCCGGCAGTAACCGAACTTGAGCCGCGCCCCGTTGGGAAAGATAAACGCCTTGTCCGTGCCGTTGTACTTCGCAACGCCGTTCAGCTCACGCATCGCAGGCAGCAGGTGGTTTTCTTTCAGCTCCGGGTACGTTCTTCGCATGAAAAGCACCTGAATGCCGTCATAGCGCAGGCAGAGCAACTCGGCCTTCATGCGTGCGACGTAGCTCTTGCCGCCGCCTCGCGCACCGCCGTAAGCGATATACCGCGCCCGGCTCAGCAGAAAATCCTTCTGTTTGGGGTACGGACTGGAAAACGTCAGCCGATTCATTCTGCAAACGCCTCCTCATCCGGAGACGCGAACGTGATCTGCGCGCCTGCGCTCTCGCCCTCGTTCAAATGCGCCTCAAGCGCTTCCTGCCGCTCCATCATATCCTTGAGCGTGCCGGACAGCTCGCGCAGGGTGGTTCCAGTGTAGTTCGTCACGATCTTGCCGAGCAGCTCGACCTGAGCCGGAGCCAGCGAGATACAACCGTCCTTCGCAGCCTTGCGGACAATCGCAAGCCCTTTGTCCAGATCCTTCATCTCGCTGAGCGTTGCGGCAGCCTTGCGGCCGAGCGAGCGAACAACATCGTCCACGACCTTGTTGCACCGCTTGATCTGCGTGCGGCGGATCTCGCGTCTTGCGGCAATACCGTCCTCATCTCCCTCGTTCTGCGTGTGCACCCAGTCCGCGAGCGTCGATTTCGGAATGCGCAGCCGGCAGGCGGCGTTTGTGATCGAGACGCCGCTCGCCACGAGCGCAAGCGCCTCCTCTTTGAACTTCTGGTCATACTTACTCCCGCGCTGCTGCATCCAATCACCTCCCGCGCGTGTCTTGTTTTGCTGAATACAAGTATAATCGGAAAAATCGGAAAAAGCGGAAAACTTTACTCCGGCAGAAAAAAGCGCCCGAGCGCGTCCGTCAGAACGCGCAGGAGCGCATAAAAAGGGCAACCCTCTTGGATTGCCCTTTGTCGATTTGTGTGTTATACTGTTGTTGCGGACGCAGCCATGTTAACGCTATGTGCGGTTATTCCCACCTTACCCAACACGAGGGGAGGTGATGCTATGATGGTTACATTTTCTGATTTATTTCAGTTTTGTCTCCTTCTCATAGCTTTTGCTGAACTGATTCTCAAAATCAGCAAAAGAAAATGACCGCCCTCCTCCAAGATTGCGGTCATTTTCAATGACATAACCAATCGGGAGTAACCGTTCATGGCTGCGTCCCTTTTGTGCCCTTATTTTACACCCAAACCACCATGTTTGTCAACGCCGCCGCAGAGCGGTATTTTTTATTCCTGCTCCCGCACCATGCGGTAAAATGTACTCTTTTTCAGTCCGAGCCGGTCCATCGCCTGCACGGCCGTGATGCTCCCACTTTTCCACAATCCTGTGACTAACTCCCACTCAGCGGGCAGCTCAGTCTTTTTTCGTCCAAGCTGCCGCCCCTGCTTTTTCGCCTCAGCGATGCCCTCGGCCTGCCGCTGGCGTATGGTCAGGCGCTCCTGCTCTGCGATCGTTGCGAGCACCTCGATCATAATGTTGTTTACCATTTCGCAGATCCACTCCTGACCTTTTGGAAAGTCAGCCATCGTGCTCGGCAGGTCGATGATCTTCACGCGCACACCCATCGCCTTGTAATATTCCAGTTCTTGTTTGACCTGCTGCTTGTTGCGCCCGAGCCGATCAAGACTCTTGACGATGAGCGTGTCGCCCGGCCGCAGCAGTGCCTCGCGCAGATACTGGTATCCCGGGCGGTTGAAGTCCTTGCCGCTCTCCTTGTCGGTGATGATGTCGCGCTCATCGGCAATGTACTGCCGCAGCGCTGCAATCTGACGGTCGAGATTCTGTTCGCGCGTGCTGACCCGCGCATATCCGTATACTTTTTCCATATTTGACCTCCTGCCTGCTTAATGCGTCTCAAAATGTCCTGTTGTCTCGCGGAACGTCCGTAAATCAAAAGACAAGCCTTTTCGCACGCCATACCGATAAAAATACCGCCGTCAATCTGCCGTGCGAAAAGGAACACCTTTTGACACGGCTATTTCGACCATAATTTCCCGACCAGCTTCCTCGGCCCGCTCTCATCGGCATACCCCATCCGCCGGGCGCACTCGCTCCAGCTTTTGCCGTCCAGGTACCGCAGCCGCAGGGCGCGCCGGGTCATGGAGTCTGAAACGTTGTCGATCCACTGCCGCACCGTGTCGCGCTCATCCTGGCACTCAGCCTCAATGGCCTGCAGCCGATCGCGTGCCGCGTCCAGTGCATCCCGGCCAAACAGACAACCGATGCCGTAAGTCTCCTCGATCCGCTTGTGGTGCCGCGCCTCGCGCGCAAACCGTTCTCTTTCTTCTTCCAGTTCACAGACCAGGCTTTCCACCTGTTTCAATCTGTCTTTTGTCATTGTGCCGTGCTGCACCTCCTGCCGCGCAGATTTCCCGCCTTGCTTCCGTCACCGTTACGCGCTTCCGCGCGCTCCGTCCATTGATAGAGTACAAACAGTAATGTGATTACACCCTGTATTCATTTGTCCGAACCTCTCCGATAAACCGCAGGGGAATTGTTAGACCCCCTACAAGGCTGTCAGGCGGACCCGGCCGCCGATATCTTAAACTTTTCTTTGCCGTCTCCTGCGCAGCCGTTCCCACGGATCGGGAGCAGCCTTGCGCCGCTGTATCTGCCACCATGCGTCAAACGCCGCCTGATTGTAAATGCGGCCGACCATAACCTCATACCTGCCGAACTCATTCGCGTTCTGCACATGTTCGATGATCTTCACGCCGGGCGGCACTTCGGCCTCCTCCTCCTCGCCCAGTCTGAGCCGAACCGGCTCTGCAGGCGGGGTCAAATTGCGGCTGGTGGAGTACCGGCGGGCGCCCTTGCCCTTGTGGCTGTCCTCCTTGAGCAGATAGATGGCGGTGTCCTCAAAAAAGTCCGCGCCCTCGCGCAGAGTCCGCACATCGGCCAGACCGGAAGCCCAGCAATCACGCACCACCTCGGCCAGCTGCACGCCGTGCGCGCCGCTGAGGATCAGGTGATGGTGCAGCCGCACCGGCTCACCGTCCATGTCATGTTCTTCCGTTACCGCTATGTATTTGTAGGTAAGGCCAATCTTGGCATACGCCTTTTTCATCTTCGCATGAAACTTTTCGAGTGCACGCGCCCTGGAAGCCTCCGGCGCATAGGTCAGGCAAACAAACAGATCCCGGCCGCTCACAAAATTCGCGTTGATCAGCTGCATCAGCCTCCACTTGCGCTGCCGCCGGTTGATCTCCTGCTTGGCCTTCTCGGTTGTCCGCCGCCGTCCGGCCCTCTGCCTGGGCGACATGCCCGGCATCGTGCCCATGGAATATAAACACATCTGATAGAGCGCACCATTGCACTCCTGTTTTTGATAAATCATAAATCACCTCTTGCGGCCGACTCCTGCATCTGCGCCGCAACATATATAGTAAGTCGGATGAAGCCAGCCCTTCACGGGCTGGCTTTCTCTTTTCCGTTTTTCATCTTCCAAATCTTCCGCGCCTCAGCCACGAAAACCTTGCGGTAATCGCGCTCATACGCGCCGAAGCCATAAGTAACCACAGCCGCCGTCATGCAGTTGATCAGCTCGTCCGCTGTCAGACCGTGCTCGGCAGCGTTCCGGATAAACTCACGCATTTCATTATCCGGCGGCAGTCCAAACGATCGGCTGTAATGCGAATCAGCCAGGTGTGCCGTCTCTGTCGGGCTGCGCATTACTCATTTCCTCCCGAATCCGCTTGAGTGTTTTCTGGATACCGGCGTGCCGCGCCACCTTGAAATCGGTTTCCAGTCCAAAAAGCTGAATAATCTGCTCAGTGACATTGACCACATCAGCCAGTTCTCCGGCAAGGTGTTCCAGTCTCGCGGTCAAATCTCGTTTCTTGCCGCCCTGCTCGTGATAGCTGAGCAGCATCAGTACCTCGCTTGCCGCGCTCGTAGCCTCGCCCAGTTCTTCTATCAGCTTGCAGACCTGCTTTTCCTCGCCGTAATAATGGGCGATCTGCATCAGCTTTGCCGCTCTCTTTGCATTCATGTATCAGTTCCTCCTAATCAATCTTGAGTTTCCCGTAATAGCGAATATCCATCCGGCTGACGTCCTCCGCCCGCAGCCGCAGCTTTTCAAAGGCGTAATCGTCGTCTACCTCTGCCCGCATTTTCGCAAGCTCGTCCGAGTTCTCCTGAAACGCCTCGAAAAACTTCTGCAGGCGCTCCGGACCGAAGCCGTAAGCATCGTGCAGGCTGACCGCCATCAGCCAGAGATACCGCTGCATGCTCTGCTCGACGTTCAAAAGCGCCGCCTCATCCATCGCCAGTTGCAAGCGATCCCGCCGCGCCTTGAGCAGATCGGCGTAATTCATGCCCCGCGGCTTGCCTTTGCCTTTCTTCTTCACGCCAGACGATCCCCTTCCTTGCGCAGCCAGTCCGCAATCATCTTTGCAAACTTCTCGCAGGCGGCCTCATCGCTTGCCTGCAGCTCCGCCTTGATCTTATGTAAACTCATCTGATAGCCCTCGTTTCTCTTAAGTGTTCGCGTACTGTTCTCATGTTGCGTTTGGTTGCCTTCGCAACCTCTCGCACGGACATGCCGGAAGCGAACAGCCGCACCATTTCGCGCACTTCCTCATCCGTCACGCGCGGAACGGGATCGGGTAGCAGTCCGCGCGTGCGCAGACGCGCCGCAACAGTAGCTTTGCTGCGTCTTGCCATCTCAGCGATATCTGCAACATTTCTGCCGGCTTTGTACCATTCGCACCATTGGTCTATGTCCGCGTCGCTGACCGGACCCTGCACGCCTTTCTGCGGCGTACACAGTGCCGGCACAAAAATGCCTGTCGGCACCTCGCTGCACAGCCCGCGTGCATCGTCCTCGGGCGTAAATACGCATTCGCGAGTGTAGTATGTGCAATGATCGAACAGACTGTAATGCTCGGTCTCCTGTATCTCAAACCGGCCTTGCGGGTGTCTCCAAATAACCCGCGTCTTTTCTTTTTCTCGCATATTGTTCCTCCTGCCGCGCCTTGAAAATGGCGCTTTCTATTTCTTTCTTCTTTTCCCATACGTCTGGCAGATCGGCAAACGGCTGGCAGATCGGGTAAGCCTTGCCCTCATCGCCGTAGGTTCCGACAAGGTGATACTCCACCTCGCCAAACAGGGTGCGCTGTACCTCAACGCGCACCCTGTCGATCCGCACCCGCGGCAGCTCGGTCAGCTGAGAATACGGCTTAATTTCCAATCCGCTAAATCTCTGCATGGCCGCCCTCCTGTTTTTTAGCCTCCTGCCGAGCCTGCCACCGTTCAAGCAGCAGCGCCTCGAACTCGGCCGTTCCTTGCGCAGGCTCCGGTCGCGCTGCGGCCCTTTTTTGCTTTCTCAGCCTTCCGCTTTGCTTTTTCGACAGCCTTCACGTACCGCATACAGCGTTCCACCCGGTCATGCGGCATCAGAAACTTCTGCCGGTTTTTCTTCCAGTCGGCCATCAGCGGATCTGCCTCATCAGGTCGGCGCGGTACGCAATGTGCGCCGCCTTGTCCATGGAGACGCGGGCCGCCTTGCGGGCCTTGACTTCCTCTGCCGCCCGGCGGCGTTTTGCCGCACAGAGATCCGCATAGCAGATTGCCATGCATACCAGCATCGCCGTTCCAAGCACCGCCGCCTGCATGCGGCTGCAGGCACCCGCGATCTGCATGTACATCACGCCGCCAAACACCGCCGCCGACAGACTCATCATAAACTTACTTGCCTTCATCTTTCTTCCTCCGTTCCTGATTCATCAGTAATTCCCACGCCGTTTTCTGCAGGCGCTCAATGCGCCGCTGCATTTCCTCCGGCGGAACGTCACGGTAGCAGTCGTCGTCTATGCGTACCGTACCGTTTGGATAATGATATTCAGCCACGATTGCCACCGTAACCACCCCTTTCTAAAGCCTATGCTTAAACCGGCTTGTCTGTTGCCGTCCGCGCCACTTCTGCCTCTAAATTGAACTTTTGTGCTTTCTCAAGCTCAATGCGGGCAGCGATCCGCAGGCTCTCCGGCGCTTCCGGGTCAGCCATGATCTGTTCTGCCGTCATGGCGAGGTATTCGTTGAATGGTTTCATACAGGTTTCACCTCGATCTTTTCCGCCTTGCCGAGCCACTCCTCGACCTTCTGCAGCGCAACCTCTCGGCTGTCGCCAAAATACTGCGTCCACTGGTACGCAATATGACCTTTTTCGGTCAGAACCCAAACTTCGTACTTCATGGTGTGTCCTTCCCTTCCGCTGCTCGGCTGGCTCTGTGTTCCTAACACCAGTGCGCTAAACGAACTCGCAAAGTCTATTTCAGACGCACTCATCGCGGCAGCAAACTAATTTCCCGCAACCCCCGTCAGCTGCTGCTGGCGGGGGTTGTCTTATCCTCACAAAAGAAATCGAAAGGCACGCTCAGTGCTTCGCAGATTGCCTCATAGTCCTCCACCGATATACGGTTTCTACCGTGTAATAAGTTGTAGAGCTTCTGTTTAGTCCAGCCGCACTTGTCAGCGATAAAAGTCTGCTTAATGCCATTCTGTTTAATGTAGTCGGAAATCTTTTCGTAAAAAGCCATCTAACGTCCCTCACCCCTTCCCGTCCGCCTGCTCGGCGTTGTTTTCGTTTTCCTTATCTGCTATACTGAAAGCAGAAAGGAGGTATTTCTCATGCCTAAAATGTTGCGTCCGCAGGATGCAGCCATTATGCGGGAAGCGCTGGAATATCAAGCCGAACCGCTCGATGCAGAAACCTTTGCGCTGATGCTTTCAAACAATATTTCAAACCCATTGTCTGAGGAGCAAAAGCAAGCGGAAGCGCTTTTGCAAAAAGTCTGTGCATTCCAGTCCGATCCCGAAACCGGTCTGTTTCTGTCTGACGAGGATAAAGCGTTCATTGTTGTTTCTCTCAAACGCCTTATCTCGTTCTATGACGAAATGCTCAAAACCGAAAAGCGCTCTAAATTCATCCGTGATTACGAGAAATCAATTCGCGCATCACGCATTTGTATCTCTCGGCTTGCATAACCTTGCGAACCTGCTTCCGGATTCGTTCCGGTGTACACCACCCGCCGGAATACGGCGCCAAACTGTAAGAAGTCCCGTCCCGCGGGGCTTCTTTGTTTTTCTCGGTGTCCATCCTCTCACCCCTTCCCTTCCGCCTGCTCGGCGTCCAGTGCGAAAAGATATTCAAAATCAGCGTGAAACAGACCCATAACCTGTTTTGCTTCGCTCATTTTGAAATCTTTTCTGCCCTTGAGTTTATTCCGCATTGCGCTTTCGCTGATGTCACAGACGTTCGCAAGCTGTTTGGTGTTAATCTTCTGCTTGAACATCTCAAGTTCCAAGTTCGGATACATTAACAACGCTCCTCTCTTTTGCTTTATTACGTTCTCCGTAGTATAATTGATTACACTTATGTACGACCTCCCAGAAAGGAGGTCTGTATGACGTTTACACCGTTACCGACGAATAGACAACTACTGTCCGACATGATTAAGCACTCGCATATTTCAGATGAGCAGTACAACCATCTGAAATTTATAGTCGAACAGTCTAACGTTTCTTTGGGCGAAAAAATGTCTTTAATGCAGCAATTAAACGAAAAATTCTCTCGCTAATTTTTCCCCTTAAATAATAGATTAGGGAGGTCGTAGCATAAGCTACGGTCTTTCAACCGCTCCGAAATACCCTTACTCGTATTTCTTGAATATAGAATATACCCTTTCTGATAATCTGTCAATAGCATTTTATCAGAAAGGGTATATTTTTATTGTAACCGTTTATATTTTGTGGTATAGTAAGGCAAAGGAGATGAACGCATGAATATACTTGACAAGCTCGACTTGTTAATGCACGAACGAGGACTGAATAAGCGAACGCTTTCTCAAGCCTGCGGCATACCCTATACAACCATCATCGGACTTTACAAAAAAGGGTATGAGGGTGCGCGAATGAGCACCGTCCGAGGACTTGCACACTTTTTCGGTGTATCAACGGACTATCTAATTACAGACGAAATCACCGACCCGCATTACGGTCTGTCGTCACCTGCTGCACCGGTTTCCGACCTCACCGCTGATGAAACCCAGCTTATCGACGACTACCGCGAATTCAACGCCGAGGGCAAAGAAAAGGTCCGCGACTACGTCGCAGACCTTGCAGATAACCCGAAATATAAAAAATGTAGTGAATCTCGCTTGGAGAAACAAGCGTAAATAAAAAGTTCCCGCCTCGGTGGTGACACACCGGGACGGGATAAAATCATTCGTCACTATCTTCTTTATGTTTTAAGTACGTTCGTATCTTTGCATCGTTTTCCTGCATACTTTTTACCATTGCAATCATATTAGCATCCTCATCCGCCGGAAACAGATGTTCCGCTATGATTTTCGGAATCACAATAAACGCCGAGATCATACCGGTCAGCGCACTGACAACAACACCAACGTCACCGAGGGATATGTTACCGCGTATCGTTACGATCCAGATACTCACGATTGCTGTCAGTACGATGAAACCAAAAGCCGCAAGCGACACAACGAAAAACCAGAATTTATAGTTTTTCTTGGATTTGCTCTTTTTCACATAATCATCAATATATACTTTCAGCAGTTCGGTATAGGCCTGATTTCTCGCGTCATACTCCGGATCGTTTTCCTGGCTGATAGCTGCCGTGATCAGCTGCTCATCAGATGTTCTGACCGGCGTTTCATTGTCACTTTCTTCTTGAAATGTTTTTAGAATATCGTGAAAATCAGTATATTTATTAACCATATATTAAATAATCTTCAAATCCTGCAGCCGCACGCGTGCCGCTTCTTTGGAAACCTTGAATTCATTTGCAATGTATCTGATTTTTTCATCAAATGCCGCAAAGAAATCTCTTTCCTCTAATTCTTCCAGCGCATCCCGAACCATTCGTTCCGGCATAAGAATGTTGGACGCGAAAATATTGGCTTCACGTTCTATTCCTCGCTGTGGCGTGTCGATTACATCTCTGTGCGCATACAGCGTCTCATCTTTTTTCTTGTGTAGAACATAATGTGCCAGTTCATGCGCGATCGTAAAACGGCGTCTCACCGCTCTGTCTGCAAGATTGACTACAATAACCTTATCCGTGTGATACCGTTCTCTCAAGCTATCGTCTACGCCGATAAAACCGGCAACCTTGGAGGGTAAATATTGCTCATATACCGCAATACCCATTGCATTGCAAATGTCTACAATGTTTACCGGATAATGGGTAATATTATTTTGTTCGCAAATTTCATTTGCTTTCTGAGCAATTTTTGCTTTTGTCAGCATAACAATACCTCCCCTCTACAATAAGAATATACGTTAAATTTGCACCTGTCAACCACCTGTCCAAATAATTTGTCAAAGGAAGTGATCCCATGCCCACCGACTATGCCCTGTACCTCCGCAAATCCCGTGCCGACCTCGAAGCAGAGGCGCACGGCGAAGGCGATACCCTCGCCCGGCACGAGCATATCCTCATGGAGCTTGCCAAGTCCCGTGCCCTGCCCATCGGCGCGATATACCGCGAAATCGTCTCAGGTGAGCGTATCGCAAACCGTCCCGTCATGCAGCAGCTGCTCTCCGAGGTGGAGGATGGCCGCTGGAAGGGCGTACTCGTCACCGAAACCTCGCGTCTCGCACGTGGTGATACGATAGATCAGGGTATCGTCGCCCAAGCGTTTAAGTTTTCGGGCACACTCATCGTAACACCCGCCAAAACCTACGACCCCACGCAGGAGGCGGATGAGGAATGGATGGAGTTCGGCCTGTTTATGTCACGTCAAGAGTACCGCATGATCCGCCGCCGTCAGCTGGCCGGAACGAGAGCATCCAAGAAAGAAGGCCACTACGTTCCCGGACGTCCACCTTACGGCTATGAACGCTACAAACTGGACGGCCGCGGCTGGGCCCTTAGACCGGTTGAGCCGCAAGCCGGTGTGATCCGCACCATCTACGATATGTATCTTTCCGGCAAAGGCTTTTCCGAAATCGCGAACGAACTGAACGCTATGAAGATCCGCACACCGCTCGATAAAAAATGGGTGCCCGCGACTACCCGTGCCATCCTGCAGAACCCGCACTATGCCGGTTTTATCCCCAGTGCCATGAAGGTCAACACAAAAATCGTGCAAAAAGGCAAATTGATAACCAAGCGACCGGTCAATAAAAACTGTGAGCTGTACGAAGGAATACACGAAGCGATCATCCCGCGGGACGTCTGGTATAGCGTCCAACAGCGCATGAAAGACACCGTTACGCCGCGTGTACCGCGCAAATACCAGCAGATGAATCCGCTGGCCGGACTGGTCTACTGCGACCAATGCGGTAAACTGATGTCTCGCCATCCATACCGCCGTGAAGATAAAGTCCGGTTTGGCTGTGAAAATCCGTCCTGCTCTACCGTCTCCAGTCTGTTTGAAGATGTGGAAAACCTTGTCCTGCAGTCTCTCCGCGAATTTCTTCACGAGATCGAACTCAGCTCTCCTACCCTTCTGGACACGAAAAGCGAAGAAATCGCACTGCAGAATATCGAGAAGCAGCTTACCGATATAAACCACCGTCTGCAGCGTACCTATGAACTGCTCGAAGATGGTGTTTACAGTAAGGAAACCTTCCTGCAGCGTCAATCCGCAATCAGCCAGGATCAGACCGCACTGCTAAACACAAAGCACGAGATCGAGCGCAAACTCCATAATAAACAGACAGACATTGAAGCGCAGAAGGACTCCGCGCCACTCATCCGTCATGTGCTGGACGTATACCCCACACTGGAAGATCCAAAAGAACAAAATCTTCTCTTAAAGCAGGTAATCCGCCGTATAGACTACCATAAAACCGTCCGTGTCTACGGCAAAGCCAAAAGCGACCTCCATCTGACAATCCACCCCAAAATTGCTATACCTCAAACCTCTAACATTTAAGTTATTGCTGCTGCGCGCTGCATGAAGTACCCCATTCAATCTGCTCGTGCTTCGGCGGTGACGATCTCGTGCTCAGCAACGATGGCTATCAGCTGTTCGTAACCCTCGGTCAGTTCTCGATCATCCGACTTGAGCGCGACATTCAGCTGCTCATGCCCGCTTACGACGTATGTCTGCCGCGGCGCGACTGCTCGAACAGCGGTGTCGGCGGTGAGCAGGACCCGTGCGAGATCTTCTCGAGCTTCGACTTCCCCATCGACGCCTTTTTCCCGCCGCAGAGCGACAAGGCAGGCTGTCTGTTCACCGGCAGTGCCGGCGTAAATGACAATCGCAGCGGCTGCGGCTGCGGCAATAACAATTCCTGCAGCGGCAATAATTCCTGCAGATAATCTATCTACCCGTTTACACGCAGCCGGCTGGGAGAAAA